CAGAGCATGCAAGCACGGCGCGCCAGTCGGGAAGCACGCACAGTCCGGCGAACGCTACTGTCATCAAGCCGGTTGCGGCCGCGCGTTTCATTCGTGCACCCAGCGTGGCGCGCCCGTCGGGACGCTGCGCATCTCGGTGCGTAGCGGCATGAGCACGCCGATGAACTCCGGGCGCCCCTCGATGCCGATCAGCGCGGCGCCGTTGTGCGTCACGGGCCCGCCGTCCTCCTCGGATCGATGCTCGGTGAACGTTCCATGCGCGACGCGAATCGATGACTCGGGGTATTTGACGCCGAGTTCCTTTGCCACTTTTGCAAAGGCGGCGAGATAGCTGACATCGAATTGCGACGGCCGCGGATCCACGCAAGCACGCGGCGGGATCACGCGTCGGTAGTCGGGGAACTGACCATCTAAAGGCTTGAAGATCTGGACGGCGCCTAAGTCATCGATCCGGCACCGGCCATCCGCCAGCGACTCGAAGACAACCGGATGGGTGTTTTTTGACGCGATGGTCTGTAGCACGTCACGGGGGATGATGAAAGAAGCATTCTCGGAACCAGGGCCCCCGTGCCCTTCTTCGGTCACCATAAAGCATGCGAGCGCGTGCCCATTGGTCGCAACGATCCGGCAATCGTTCGGGCGCACCTCGAGAAGCGCGCCGTTGAGGTAGTAGCGAAGATCGTCCTTTGGTGCCAGGTGCAGCGCGGCGCGCAGGCTCGCGCGGGGTAGTTGGAGTTTCATGGTTCGGTCAGGTTGATCGCGGTGCGGATTGCACCCGCAAGCCCCGCACGCGGGGCAAGCGGCTGCAGTCAGGTGTTTCCGGTTTCGTCAAAAGCCCAGCCGCGGTAACCCGCGATCGCGACGGCGGATTGCATGAGGCACATGGTGAGGATGCGATCCTCTTTCGACCCCCAGTGCTTCAGCGCATCGGCCAACGTGAACCACCGACACCCGGCGCCGATCCAGGCGACGCCTTTGACCATGCACAGGGTTTTTCGGTAGCCGTCGGCAAAACCAAGGTCGATTGACTCTTCGGTGTTGGCGCCGACCCTGGCCCCGTCGCCGACCCTGGCCCCGTCGCCGACCATAGCCCCGTCGCCGACCCTGGCCCAGTCGCCGATCCTGGCCCTGTCGCCGACCCTGGCCCCGTCGCCGACCGTGGCCCCGTCGCCAACCTTGGCCTTGTCGCCGACCATGGCCCCGGCGCCGACCCTGGCCCAAGCGCCGACCATGGTCCTGTCGCCGACCATGGCCCCGTCGCTGACCCTGGCCCCGTCGCCGACCAAGATGCGTGCGCCGGCAGCGATCCATGGCAGGCCTGGCGGCGCGATGCGCCACGGGCCTTCCGTAGCCCAGGAGGATGTAACCTCATCGAGTCTGATCATTGGCATCTCCGTTACGTGGGTCAAAACGACTCCACCCGCAAACCCCGCACGCGGGGCAAGCGGCTGCAGTCAATCCGGTTTGGTCTCGATCCAGGTGAGAGCGCAGGCGGGGCGGAGACATAGCGGACCCCCGTGTCAGAACCCGAACCGGCGCAGGACGGCGCGCAACCAGTTGCGCGCGGGCTGCACGCGGCGCGGCGCGGGCTTGCAGAAGTGCGCGCCGACGCGCGCGGGCTCGCGGGCTGCGCGCTGCAGCGCATGGTGGGCATCGTGCTCGTTGCGGATCATGTCAGGTCTCCTGTAGTGGAGCCCCGATTCTAAGGAAAAAACGATACCAACAGGTATAGGGGGGTATTGGAGGCTTAGATTGATTCGTCATAAGAAAACTCGATCTGATTACGCGCGGCTCGCGCGCCCCCCTCCGCGCCCCCCAACCAGCGGCCCGGAGCCCGACAACTCGCACAGGGAAAACCCTAATTTTGGGCTTCCGCCAGGTCGCGGAGTGCCGATCGGCGGCGCGGGAATCGCGGGAATCCGGCGGCTGGTTGGCGGTTTGATGTTAGCGCTTACTTATTTGGCGGCTGCTGCGCGGACTATTTGGGTCTTGAACTTGCTGCGTGCGGGCGCCCCTCACGTCCCCCCAAAAAACAAAATCCGAAACACGAACAGCTAAAAAAATTCTTTAGCGGCACACTAAAAACGATAATTCGGCTACATTGCGCACAGCATGAAGCATGAAGTACAGATATTGATTGAGCCTCATGGCCCGCCAGCCCCCGCCCGCAAGCCGCCGTCGGGGCGGCCGCAGGTTGAGTACCCGTTCCATCTGCTCGAGGCGGGCGGGCCGCCGGCCCGGATCGCCCGGTCGGCGAGCACCGTGAGGCAGGCCATGCACCGGTATCTGAAGACGCCCGCGGGCGCGGGCTGCAAGTTCGTCATCCGCCCCATCACCCCGGCCATGTGCCGCATCTGGAGAACGCAGTGAGATACCCATCCCCCACGATCAACTCGCTGCAGCAGGGCTGCATCACTGACTTCCGCGTGGCCATCGCGATCGAACTGCTCAAGAGTGGCGCAGTCCCGCTGGCGCACGACCCGAACGCGATCAACCCGGCGGTGCGCGCGCTGGACGTCGCCGAGGATCTGATAGTCGAGGCCGAGCTGCGCGGCCTGGTGCAGCCGCTGCCGACCGACAGCGAGTTGCCCGCGCACGAGATCGCGCACGTGCAGCGCAACGCCGGCGCGCAAGTGGTGGCGCAGGTGCACCATCAGCGCGCGGCGACCGAGGTCCAGCGCAACCAGATCGTGCCGGTGCGCGGAGGCCTCAATGGATGAGAGTATCCGCGAGCGCTCCGGCGACGCGCATGGTGAGCGCCCCCGCCGGCGGCGCGACGACGCGGACCCCGCGACCACCCCGGCGGTGAGCGCCGGGGAGAAGGCCGCGGTGCTCGGCATCACCGACCGCCACCTGGTCGCCGCGTTCGACCGGCTCAGGAGTGGCGTGGTGCCGGCGGCGACGACCTGCACGGACGCCGAGGACGTGGCGAGCTATATCGTGCCCGGCGCGATGATCGTGCAGGTCTGGCGCGAAGCGACCGCTGCGCAACTCACCGCGGCGGTCAACTTCCTGCTCAAGGTCGCGGAGCAGCGGCGATGAGGACGCGCGACTTCTTCATCGCGCTCGCCGCCGGCGGTGGCGCGGCCGCGTTCGGCATCGCGCTGGGCCGCGCGCTGGCCGCGCTCTTCGCTGCGATCGCGCACACACTCTGATGTCCGCTGACTTCAGCATCGAGCGCTTCGAGGCCTTCTGTCGCAAACTGATGGTCGACACGAAGGAACGCGGGCGCGTGCCGCTGACGTGGCTCGGCACGCAACGCTACTTCGTGCAGGAGGTGTCCGCCGGGTTGAAGGCCGACGTGCACACTTTCGTCGTGCTCAAGGGCCGGCAGCTGGGCATCTCCACCGTGAGCCTGGCGCTGGACCTGTACTGGCTTTTCAAGCACAGCGGACTGCAGGGCCTGCTGGTTACCGACACCGACGAGAACCGGGAGATCTTCCGCTCCTACCTCACGCAGTACATCGATTCGCTGCCAGCCAGCGCGAAGCCCCGCGGCGGTGGCGCGCACAACCGCACGCAGCTGACGCTGACCAACGCGTCGAGGCTCGTGTACCTGGTCGCCGGCACGCGCAAGCAGGGCAACCTCGGCCGCGGCAAGGCCGGCAACTTCATGCACGCGACCGAGTGCTCCAGCTGGGGCGACGAGGAGGGCTACGCGTCGCTGATGAACACCTTGGCGCAGAAGAACCCCGACCGGCTCTACATCTTCGAGAGCACGGCGCGCGGCTACAACATGTTCTACGAGACGTGGGAGACCGCGAAGAAGAGCAAGACGCAGCGCGCGATCTTCATCGGCTGGTGGCGCAACGAGATCTACCGCAAGGAGCGCAACACCACCGACTTCAAGACCTACTGGGACGGCACGCCCACCAGCGACGAGCGCGTGTGGATCCGCGATGTCTTCGATCGCTACCGCTACAACATCCAGCCCGAGCAGCTTGCGTGGTGGCGCTGGTACGTCGCCGAGCAGATGAAGGGCGACGAGATGATGGCGCTGCAGGAGATGCCGCCGACCGAGGACTATGCGTTCCAGCTGTCGGGCAGCAAGTTCTTCTCCGGTGAGCGCGTGAACCTGGCGTTCCAGGCCGCGATGCGCAACCCCGAACCGGGGTTCTACCGCTACAAGTTCGGCCTGCACTACGAGGACACCGAGTTCGTCGAGACCTCGGAAGAGAACGCCGAGGTGCAGATCTGGGAGATGCCGCAGGAGGGCGGCGTCTACGTGATCGGCGCCGACCCGGCCTACGGCTCGAGCGAGTGGGCGGACGAGTTCGCCGTGTGTGTGCTGCGCTGCTATGCCGACCGTGTCGAGCAGGTGGCCGAGGTCGGCACGCCAGACTGGAACGAAGCCCAGTACGCGTGGGCCATCGCGCACCTCGCGGGCAGCTACAAGGGCGCGATGCTGTGCCTAGAGATGCAAGGCCCCGGCGGCGCGGTCTTCAACGAGTTGCAGAACCTCAAGCGTGCGGCGGCCAGCATGCCCCCCGGCGATCCGCGGCTCGGCCTGTACAACGTGGTCGGCGGCATGCGCGACTACCTGTGGAAGAAGCAGGACGCTCTCTACGGCTCGTTCGCCTATCAGTGGCAGACGAACGCCAAGGAGAAGATCCGCATGATGACTACCTTGCGCAACTACTTCGAGCGCGAGATGGTCATGCTGAACTCGATGGTGTGCATCCAGCAATTCCGCAACATCCGTCGCGACGGTGACCAGGTCGGCGGCGAGGGCCGGGCCAAGGATGACCGGGTCATCGCGCTGGCGATCGCAGTGGTCGCGTGGAACGACTGGATCATGCAGGAGATGATGGTCGACAACCGCACCTACGCGCTCGAGCACCGCCCGCCGGAAGAGTCCAAGCAGGTGACGACGGTCGAGCGTGCCGTGCTCAAGTATCTGACGCACCAGGGCATCGAGTTCAACCCGCGGCAGTGACCGCGCAACCTGAAAAGCAGACCATGTACAACGCTGAGTCCCGTACAGCGACGACGCCATTGAGCAAGAGATCCGGGCCAGGGGCGTGACCGCACCGCGCGTCACGCCGGCCGACATCGAGGCGAGCATCGCCGGCGTCTGCTATTTCACCGCCGCCAACGCGGTCGACAAGATCTGACGTGTCCCCGCCACCGGTCATCGTCCCCAAGCACCAGCTGGTGATGCGGCTGCGCGCGCTGGAGGCGCGGCGCGGCCGACGCAAGGCAGTCAACACCGACATCATGATCGCCGACGTGTCGGCGTTCCTCGGCGTCGGGGTCGACACGCTGCGCCACGTCGCGCGCAAGAAGCGCGAAGTGGACGACGGGCTGCAGCTTCAGCTATCGTCGTTCTTCACGCTGGTCGACGCCGGGGTGCTGGTCAAGCGCCACGAGAACGGGGTGCCCGTGATCGTGCGCATTCCGCCCCCGCCCGGCGCCCCACCGGCGGCGCGAGCGACAATAGACCTGTCCGGGCAGTGGCCCCGGGTGAAATGGAGCCGATGACATGGCGGTGATGAAGGAATGGAAGTGCGCCGCGCACGGCCACTTCGAGGGGACCCACCCGATCTGTCCCGCGCTGAATTGCTCGTCCGACCGTGTCGAGCGCGCGTTCGTCACCCCGGTGAGCATCAGCAAGGGGCGCTACGCATCCTTCGAGCGCGGCATGCGCAACACGGCCGAGCGCATGGGCATCAGCGACTTCCGCAGCGCGCGCGCCGGTGACGTGTCGTTCGCGGGCCGCGGCCAGGACGCGCCGCTCGGCACCGAGGTGCTGTGGGGCAACGAGGTCGCCAGGCATCCGGGGATGGGCGGGCGCACCTTCGCGAACCTGACGCAGCAGGCCGCACAGCCGCTTACCGTCGCCGGCGTCGACCCGGAGGTGGACCCCTACCTGAGCATCAACAACGGCATGCGCGCCGCGGCGACGACGCTGGGCGTGACCAAGCGTGTGCTCCCGCCGGCGGAACTCACCGGCGAGTTGAAGCCAACGAGGAGCGCGGCGTGAAGATCCCGCGCGACCCGGTGGAGCGCCAACGGTTCTACGACGAGTTGACGCAGCAGTGCCTGGCGTCGCGTTCGGACCGCTTCGACTTCTACCGCACGCTGCGCAACTACTACCTCTTCGGCTCGTCCGACGAGTCGGGCGCCCCTTACAACAAGATCGGCTCGACGATCGACACGCTGGCGTCGTTCGTCTACGCACCCGACGCGGTGCGGTTCGCCATCAACATCGGCGTCAGTGCGGATCCGGGGGACGCGTACAAGGCGGCGCCGCTCGCACGCGAGCTCACCGAGCAGTGGCGCATGTCGGGCACGCACCTGCGGTTCGGCCTGGCCGCGAAGTGGTCGCTGGTCTTCGGTGCCATGCTGTTGAAAGTGCAGTGGAAGCGCGGCATCGCGCGCACCTACATGGTCGAGCCCCACCAGTTCGGCGTGCTGCGCGAAGACATCGTCGACCTGGCGGACCAGGAAGCCTTCGTCATGTGCTACTCGACGACGAAGACGCAGCTGGGCGCCGACCTGGCGGGCAACCCGCGCCGCGAGTCGATCCTGGCGCGCGTCAACAAGGGCGCGGGCACCGGACAAAGCAACTTCTCGGACGGCATGACGCGCCTGCTGCTGTCCAACCCCGTCGGCGGCGTACCTGGATCGGTCGCGGCCAGCCATGGTACGGCGGGCGGTACCGTTGACGGCGGGCTGGCCGGCGGCCGCGCGCAGTACAGCTATGCGCCGCGCGTCGAAGCCGAGCTCGTCGACATGGTCGATCTGTACGTGTGGAACGACGACATCGACGACTACCAGATCGTGTCGATGGCTTCGCCCAGCGTCGTGATCTACGACCGTCCGCAGAAGGTCGTGGGCGTCGCCGGCATTCCGCACTTCGCCGTCGTGCGTGCGGAGTCGAACCTGTACGACTATTTCTGGGGCGACTCGTTCGCCGCGCGGCTCGCGTGGCTGCAGGAGTGGCGCACAGAGGACGTAGCCAATATCCGCAACCTGCAGAAAAAGCAGTCCGACCCCCCTATCAGCGGTACCGGCATGACCGGTATCGCCGAGGAGAAACTGCTCGCGCTGCGCCGCGCCGGTGGCTCGCTGTCGATGTCGACGCCGACGGCCAAGGTGCAGGTGCACGCGCCGACGATGCCGACGAACATCTTCGGCTCGCTGGCCGAGATCGATGCGATGTTCGACGACACTGCAGGCATAGGCCACATCCTGCAAGGCAAGGGTGAGGCCGGCGTGCGCTCGAAGGGCCAGGCCGACCTGATGGCCCGACTGGGGTCTTCGCGACCCAAGATGCGCGCGATCGTCGTCGAGGAGTCCGCCGAGGACGTGGCGACGCTGATGCTGCGCAACGTGCAGGAGAACAGCGACCAGAAGTTCCAGGCAACGATCCCAGGAAAGCCTGAAAAGTTGATTTTCGCGGCGGCGCAGTTTACAAAGGACTACGAGATCAAGGTGGACGCGCACAGTAGCTCGCCCATCTTCGTCGAGGACCGCAAGCATGACGCGATAACGCTGCTCGAGGCCAAGGCGATCGACCGCGAGACCTTCCTGGACATGTTCGACCCGCCCAACCGGCAGTTGCTCCAGGAACGGCTCAAGGTGATCGAGGCCCAGGAGGCGAAAGCGCAGCAGATGCAAGCCGCGGCGCAGGCGCAAGCCCACGGGGGCAAGCCGGCGGGCGGGAAGTGATTGACCGGGGTGTGGCTGCCCCCCAGGAAAGGTGGCCGCCTTCGACGAGGAGTGCAGACATGGCTCGCAAGATGCGGCGCGGCAAGCGCAAGTAGGCCCTCGGGGTCTACACTCGGAACGCGAGCGCCGCAAGCGCACAGCGATCGTCTTCAACCCACCAACGGAGGCACACATGGCACGTCGTAGCCGTCGCAGCAAGCGCAAGTGAGCGCCAGGGCCATGCAAGGGGCCTATTCGATTCGGTTGATCAAGGGGAACCCGCCGCCACCAGGGGGCGGGCACCCAGCACCCAAGAGGTGACCCATGAATGAAGTCCTACCCGCCCGCAATCGGGGCTACGTCAAGCGGCGCTCTCGCCGCTGATCCGCATGAGCGTCCCGCCGGAAGTCATTCAGCAGCTGATGGCCGCGCGCGGCGGTGCGCCAGGCGGTGCGCCAGGCGGCGCACCATCCGCTACCCCACCCGGCGCGGGCGGCCTACCCCCGGGGGGCATGGGCGGCCCGGCCGGCTCGCAGGGGCAGGCCCCCGGCGGCTCGCCGACACCCCAGCCACAGGACAAGCGTGGCCTGAAGAGCGCCGCGATGTCGAACCTGCACATCGCGCAGAACATGCTCGAGCAGGCACTCACCGCCTTCCACCCAGGTGACCCCGAGTACAAGGTGATCCTGAAGTGCCTCACTTCGATGGCGCCGCTGGCCGGCAGGCGTGACGCAACGGACCTGGTCCCCGCGGAGGTCATGCGGATGGTCGGCCAAATGCCGCAAATGGGCGGCGGCACCGACGTGCAGCGTATGATCATGCAGCAGATGAACAAGCCGCCGCAGCCCGCGCCGGCCCAATGACGAGGTGATCCCATGACCACTCGCTACCTTCAGCCCAGCCAGGACGGTCTGCGCAAGCCCACCGACCCGCAGAAGGAAAACGGCAACATCATCAACCCGCCGCGGTACGCCGAATTCGGCGGACTGACCGGCCCGAGCAAGGTCGCCACGCGCAACCCGCTCGTCATCAGCAAGCCCGGCGGCGGCCGCTCGGCCTGACACACCCCCCGATGTCTCAGAGTTGACCTATGAGCCTTGAAGACCTCACCACTGACCAGCTGCTCGCCCACGCGCGCAACCTGCAAGGGTCGCACAACCTGTTGCAGACCCTGCTGAACGACCCGGCCGCACGCGAGACCGTGCAGCGCCACCTGAAGAAGCTCCAGCCCACCCTGTCGATCCCCGAGATCGACGCCAAGGACGCCGTTCTGAGCGAGTTGAAGGCCGAGCGCGAGGCGCGCCAGGCACTCGAGCGGTCGATCATGGAGGGTCAGGTGCGCGACCGGCTCGAGAAGGCGCGGTCGGCGGCCAAGACCCGATACGGCCTGGACGAGGCCGACATGGTCGAAGTCGAGAAGCTCATGACCGACGCCGAGAACCCCATCCCGACCTACGACGCCGCGGCACGCGTGCACAAGGCCAGCAAGTCCACCGCCACGCCGACGCCGTCGGCGTTGTCCGCACCCACGTTCGACATGCCCGAGAAGGACGTGTGGGGCAAGGGCATCGGCAACAAGGCGATGCTGGACAAGATCGCGGTGAACGAGGCTTTTGCCGCCCTCAACGACATTCGCGCCGGCAAGGTTGCCGGGTTGGGGCCCGCCCGGGCCGCGTGATTCTCAACAGCCTGCCGGTTGACCGGCGGCGGGCATCTGTAGCAGCAAGCAGGAGCTAGAAATGCCCGTCCTCGGTACCGGTGTGATGCCTTCCGGTGGTGTCGGATCCCTCGGCCAAGAGTTGCAGTACGTCACACGGCGCGCCTTCGTCAAGAAGCTCGTCGTGCAGATCTACAACACCAGCCCGCTGGCCGCCGCACTGATCGCCAACTCGCAGCCCGCGTCGGGCGGTATCTCGTCGGTGACCATTCCGGCGCAGGGCACGCAGTTCGTGAACATGCAGTGGGTCGGCTACGACGGTTCGTTCAACCAGCCGAGCCCCCAGCCCGGCGTGACGAACCTCGAGTTCAACCTCAAGGGCGCGGTGATCCCCGTCCCTTACCTCGGCTTCGAGGGCCTGCTGCAAGACTCGCACGAAGTCATTCCGCTGCTCGCCGCGCGGATGAACGACGCGGGCAACGTCTACTGCGACGGCATTGCAACCGCGCTGTACGGCAACACGTCGAACAACCAGCAGGTGATCGGCCTGCCGGGCGCGGTCGACGACGGCACGAACCTGGTGAACTACGGCAACCAGTCGCGCACGCTGAACCCGTGGCTGAAGGCCAAGCGCTACGCCGCCGGCGGCACCAACCCGACGCGTGCGCTCGTGATGCAGTACATCACCGGCACGTTCAAGAACTGCGGCGAATTGCCGACCTTCGGCGTCATGGGCCCGGCCACCTGGCAGACCCTGGCGAACGACTTCCTGCCCAACGAGTCCTACGTCGTCACGCCCGAAAAGGGCTTCGACGACGAGCCGTGGGGTGCGCGCAGCGCCTTCCGTGCGCTGATGGTCGCCGGCGTGCCGATCTACTGCGATCCGTACTGCCCGGAAGGCACCATGTACCTGCTCAACACGGGATACGCGGCCTTCTACATCCACGAGCGCGCCGCCTTCGCCTTCACGGGCTTCGAGAGCACGCTGAGCAACTTCCAGATCGGCTACATCGGCGCGGTGCTGTCGCTGCTCGAGTTCGTGCTCGCGAAGCCGAAATCGTGCACGGTGGTGACCGGTTTCACCTTCGTGACCATCTGACGCACAGGAGAGAACGATGTCGTTCAACAAGATCTCGGGCCTGGCCGCGGCGACCATCGCGGCGGTGCCCATCGGCCTCGGCGCCGGCGAGGCCTTCATGCTGCCGGTGGGCCAGGGCATCGTCGGGGCCTTCGGCTCCGTCGTCACGCCGCAGATCGCCGCCGGCAACCCGCTGTCGGGTCAGTACATCGTGCAGCTGGGCATGTACTCGACGCTCCAGGTCTTCGACACGGGGCTGCAGTACTGGCGCAACATCCACGTGTTGCCGTTCAATTTGGTGACGGTGTCCTCGGACGGCACGAACTACCGCATCGCGAACACGACCGGCTGCCCGGTGGGCGCGCTGATCACGAACGCGGGGTCGGGCGGCACGAACGGCTGGTATGGCTTCATCAATGGGGTCGCCAGCACGATCGTCAACGGTGTCGTCAGCGCCGGCAATTCGGTGTTCACGATCACGCCGAGCGCGGGCGCGAGCCAGTGGAACGCGATTGTCGGCGGTGCGGTCAACACGACCATCAGCCTTGCCGGTACGGTCTACACCAACGGCCCGTTCAGCACGGCGGCCGTCGCCGCGACGGGTAGCGGTGGCGCCAACTACACGAAGCCGCCGCTGATCATCTTCACGCCGCCACCGAACCAGGGCGCGCAGCCCTACGTGCTGCCGACCGCGATCTGCACGATCTCGGGCGGCGCCATCAACTCGGTCACGGTGCTCGAGCAGGGCGCGGGTCTGCTGGGCCTGCCGGGCATCACCGTGATTCCGCAGCCTGGCGACACCACGGGCGCTGGCGCGGTGCTCGGGTGGCTCGCGGCCAACGTCGGCCAGGTCGGTTCGGGCACGGTTCTCGCCATGTACCCGGCCGCCAGCGGCACGCCGCTGACCGCAGTGCCGACCTTCACCTACGGTGGATCGTCGAACCCCGCGCCGACGGCCACCGCGATCATGAACTTCACGATCACGGGGTTCACGAACACGACCGCGGGCGTTGGCTACGTCAACGCCGGCGGGGTGATCTGGGGCGGCATCGTCGCGGGCAGCGCGGCCAACACGAACCCGTTCATGGACAAGGCGCTGTCGATCCCGATCGCGCCGCCGATCAACGTCGCGGCCACTACCGGCGTGCCATCGTTGGCCGGCCCGTTCCAGGGGTGCAACTACCAGGCCGTGCCGTCGTACAGCGCCTTTTCGACGGGCGCCGCGCCATCGACGGCCGCTGTGCAGCCGCCGACCGTGGGCGGGGCCAACGACGTCATCACGCTGATGTCCATCTGAGGAACTGACATGCCGATGTCCAGGCTCGCCGCGCTGCGCGCGTTTCTCGCACACGCCGGTGGCGTGTTCCCGCGCGCCGCTGCGGTGACCGTTCACACGACGGAAGACGTGTGGCGGGAGCTCGAGGCCGACTTGGTCGCCGCGAAGGCATGGGCCGAAGCGAAGGCTGGCGGCACGTTCGCGGTGCACCTGCCGGCGGGTTTGTGGGCGGACATGCACGACGCCGCGCAGGACGAGCCGGAGCCCGCGCCTGCGCCTGCGCCGGAGCCCGCGACTGCGCCTGCGCCGGAGCCCGCGCCCGCGACTGCGCCTGCGCCGACGGAGGCGCCGGGCCCTACCGAAGCACCCCCCGCTCCGGCGCCGAGCGTGCCGGAACCCCCGCTCGTCTGAGCCACCGTCTCGCAGAGTTGACCTATGCGCGAAATCTTCGTCACGAACAGAAACGACTTCCACCACTCGGACCGTTTTAACGGTGTCGACTTCGAGTTCCCTCCGAAGGAGCGCGTAGCGATCCCGGTGGAGGCCGCGGTACACATGTTCGGGTTCAACATGCCCGACAAGACCGAGGTGTTGACGCGCCTGGGGTGGGCCACGAAGTACGACCCCCGCGCGCGCACGTTCGTCGACGACGCTGACGGTGTGAAGCGGCTCGCTAACTTCGTGTTCACGAAGGCGGTGATGATCGAAGCGCCGATCGACGCACCCGACCCCGAGCCGATGGGCCTGGCGGACGCGCCCGCACCACCCCCGGTGAAGGCGAAGCGGCTCGACTATCTGGCAGTGGGCAACGACGAGCCGCTCGTCTGATGCGGTTGAGCCGTGACGACGCTCAACCAGTACGAGGTCCAGGTCGCCGATCTTCTCCACGATCCGAACCAGCAGCTGTGGAGCCTGTCGCAGCTTGACCTCTACATCAACGAGGCCCGGCGGCAGGTGGTCATGGACACCGGCTGCCTTCGGTCGCTGCAGACCGCGTATCTCACCGCGGGGGTGGAGTCCTACACCTTCGGCCAGGTCACCGGTGGCGTTATTGCGACGCCGGGGACGGGGTATGTCAACCCTTCGGTCTCGTTCGCTGGTGGCGGGGGCAGTGGTGTAGCCGCTTCGTTGACGCAAAGTGGTGGCGCGGTCAACGCCATCAACTTCTCGGCCTTCGGCAGCGGCTACTCCACTGCCCCCGTCGCCACCGTCACCGACGGCGGCCCCGGCGTCAATGCCGCGGTGACCGTCGGTGTGGTCAACGTGAACACCTACGACATCCTGGGCGTCAGTATCATCTGGGGCGCCGAGAGGTACGCGCTGCTGTGGCGCCCCTTCAGCGACTTCTCGGCCAAGCTGCGCGTGTGGCTGTCGACGGCCTACCAGCGCCAGCCGGCGATGTGGGCGGTCTACGGCAATACGCAGTTCTTCGTCGGGCCGCCGCCCGACCAGTCCTACCAGGTCGAACTCGACACCATCATCTTGCCGACCGCGCTGGCTGACTACCTCACCGCGGACCCGATCCCGGTGGTCATGCAGGACCCGGTCAAGTTCTACGCCGCGCACCTTGCGAAGCTGAACAACCAGGCCTACGGTGAGGCCGAGATGCTGCTCGCCGCGTACCAGCGGCGCGTGCGCGAGTGCGAGGCTGCGTACACCCGGCGGATCCCGAACCCCTATGAGGTGTGACCGTGGCGACTCAGGGCGGTGGGGTCGGCCTTTCAGCGGATCCGAAGAGCAAGCAGCGCGGCGAGCAATCGGCTGAGTCGATCGTCCTGCGGCAGTTCGGCGGGGTCAACCTGCAGAGTCCGCGCGAGGACATCGGCGACGACGAGTTCGCGTGGCTCGAGGAGCTGATCCCGATCGCGCCGGGGAACCTGGCGCTGTCGCCGGGTCCGGGGACCGCGATCATCACCATCGCGGGCGAGAGCGGCACGCCGAGTTACGTGCTGCCATTCAACGTGAGCGGCACCGACTACGTGCTCGCCATCTGGGCCAACTCGGGCAACGCCTGGATCGGCCCGGCCGCAACGGGCGTGGGGTGGGCCAAGATCGCCAGCGCTCTCTACACCAGCGGCAAGACGGCGGCGGCGCAGTGGAACAACCTTGGCATCGTCATCGTCGATCCCGTGGTCGGCATGCGCGACTGGAACATCACCGCGGCCAACACGCTGACCAACCTCTCTGGCCAGCTGTACGGCATCGCGGTGTCGGCGCAGAGCACGACGCAACTCAATGGCAGTGTGCTGCCATCGCTTCGCGTCAGCGACCCGACGGGGGTGGGTGGCACCATCGGCGCGAGCCTGTCGATCGTGTCGGTCACCGTCACCGCCGGCGGGTCGGGGTACGCGGTCGGCGACGTGTTGCAGTTCACCGGGGGCACGCTCACGACGTCAAGCGCTGCCCCGGCGCTGCAGCAGAACCAGCCGACGGTCCTGAACGTCACGGGCGTCGACGGCACCGGCAAGATCACCGGCATCTCGATCGCCAGCGTCGGCTACTACCAAACCGTCCCGGGCAATCCGGTCTCTGTCACGGGGGGGTCGGGAACGCTCGCGACGTTCACCGCGAACTGGGCCGTTGCGCACCCGTACATCATCACCGCGGGCAATGGCTACACCGCCCCGGTGGTGCAGGCATTCATCGGCGCCGTGTGGGTTGCCTACGCGATGACCATCAGCACCAGCGGCACGCTGCTGGGCACGTCCGTCGCGGTCTACGCCGGGCGGGTGTGGGTTGCGATTGGCCGCACGGTGCAGTTCACCGACGCAGGGTCTTACTCGTCGTTCGCGAACAGCGGGTCGGCCTTCACGATCGACGACGCCTATCTGCACAGTGGCATCACAGCGCTCTTTGCCGCCAACAACTATCTCTACATCTTCGGTGACGACAGCGTCGATATCCTGTCCAACGTCCAGGTGGTGAACGGCATCGCGCAATTCAGCCGGATCAACGCTTCGGCGTCGATCGGCACGACGCAGCCCCTGTCCATCTTCCCGTACCTGCGCACGATCGCTTTCGCGAATAACTCCGGGTTCTACATCATGTCCGGCGCGACGCCAGAGAAGGTCAGCGACAAGCTCGACGACCTCATGGCCGCGACGAACTTCACCGCCAAGATCTACGGTGCGCAAGTCATGGTGCGCAACATCCTTTGCGGCGCGTTCCTGATCAACTTCACCGACAGCTTCACGCAGACCCCGGCGGTGGCCCGATCGGTGCTCGTGGTGCTTCTGCGCGGCAAGTGGTGGTTCACCAGCCAGGTGACGACCAACGGGGGGCAACTCGGCGCACTGGCCGCGGTGCCGGTCGCGGGGCTGTCCTCGCTCTATGGCTGGTCGGGCCCGACGTTCTACCCGTTGCTCTCCCTGGCGGCCAACGCAAATTCGTGGCTGCTCAAGACGAAGCTGTGGGGTGCGCAGGCACCGATGCTCGACAAGAGCGGCATTTTCGCCGGCATCGGCGCGGTGCTGGGCGGCGCAGGGACGGTGGGCTTCGACGTGTACGTGGAGACCGAGAAGAGCTCGGTGCTGAGCACACTTGGCCAGGCTCCCGTCTTCGTCCAGTGGACCAGCAACGGTGGTGTGCCCGTGGCCTGGGTGAACAACTTCAACGCCACGGTGCTGTGGAGCCTCGCACCAGCGGGATACCAACTTTTCACCGCGCAGGCGAACAACGGCGGCGGCAAGTACATAGGACTGCGCGCTACCGGCAACAACAACACCACGCAGATCCGACTGCTGGCGCTCGAGATCGAGCGCACGAGGCGCTGGTGAACATCCAGATCGAGAGCCAGATGTTCTACGGGGACGAGCAGGCCTTGCGCTCGTTCTTCTTCGTGCACTACCTCGTCCACAAGCAGGTCGACAGCGTCATCGCGTCGCGCAGCCTGGGGAGCAACGCCAACGCGACGATCGACAGCAGTCGCGCGCTCGACGGGCTCGTGCAAGCGATGCTCAAGCCGCCGCAGCGCGACGAGGGCGCGGCGCGCGCGCTTTCCGACTGGCTGCAGCTGCACGCCGACCTGCACCAGGCCGAGTACGCTGCGCTGCAACTCGGGCTTGCGCCCGACCTCGGCGTCGTGCGCTTCGAGGACGAGAGCGCGTTCTATGACTGGATGTTCGCGCACGCCGCCGTGCACGACACACTCGGCGCCGCCACGGGAATCCTGTGATCGAAGACTACGACGAGAAGCGGCACGCCACCGGCGTGCTGAGGTTGCTGGACCAGATGTGCGCCGAGGCGGCGGCCGAGTACTGGGAGCGCGAGCACGGGCTGATCCTCCACTTCCTCCGGCAGGAGTACGTCTTGTGCGCCGTCGCCAGCGCCGGGGGGCAGCTCGTCGGGCTGATAATCGCAGAGATCGGAGAGCCATTTTTCAGCCGAAAAGTTGGCGTCTACGAGCAGATCCTGTATGTTGAGCCGGCGCATCGGGGCGGCATCCATGCCGCCCGGCTGATCGCGCGGTGCGAGCGCTGGGCCCGCGCTCGCGGCGCGCAGGAGATGCACCTGTCACAGCGCACGGGCATCGAGGCGGACCGCACGCGCGACCTCTTCGCGCGGCTGGGGTTCGAGGTAGTCGGGTTCAACGCACGAAAGGTCCTGTGATGTGCAGCACCAGCAAGTTTCTCCGGGATGCGGCAATGCTCGCGGCAGCCTACTACACCGGCGGCGCATCGCTGGCGGGTGGGAGCGCTGCCGACATCGGCGCCGGGATCACCTACGGCGGTGCCGGCGCGTTCGGGTCTTCGGCGGGGCTGACCGGTGGTCTCGACCTCACAGCCGGCGCGGGGCTCACCGGCGCCGGCGCGGGGTTGGCCGCTGACGCCGGCGTAGGGCTCACCACGGCCGCCGACATCGGCGCCGGGATCACCTACGGCGGCGCAGGCAGCTTCGGCACCGGCGCAGGGCTCACCGGGGGGTTGGACCTCACCGCCGCGCCGTCGCTCGCGTCGGGTGGCGCGACCTCGGGGTTCGCCACGCCCGACATCGGCGCTGCGCTGGAGAGCTCGGGCGCCGGCGCGCTCGGCGGGTCGTTCCTTCCCGTGACTGGCGCGGGTGGCGTCACCGGCGGCATCGGCCAGCTGTCGCCAGACCTCGCATCCTCGCTCGGCGTCTCGCAGGGCACGGGCGCCACGGCGCCATCGCTCGTAGGCGCACCCGACGCGGCAGCGACTTTCTCGCCGTCGATCACTGGCGGGTCGGACCTCACCTCGGGGATGGGCACCAACGGCCTCGGTTTCCAGACCGGCGACATGTCGGCGATCGACGCCGCCGGCGGCGGCGCGGCACCGACGGCTGGCGGCAGCTTCGGCAGTGACATCGTGGGCGGCCTGAAGACCGCTGCGGGCAAGGCCGGCACGTGGGCCGCGTCCCACCCCGTCAACGCGCTCATGTACGGCAACGCGCTGATGACCGCGCTGTCGAAGCCGCAACTCCCTGGCGCCGCGCAAACCGCGCTGGGCGCGTCGTCGCAGGCGGTGCAGCAGGCGCAGAGCATCCTGGCGTCCGGTGGCACGTCCTCGCCCCTGTGGGCGACGCAGAAGTCGTCGATCGACCAGTCGATCAACCAGAACCTCAACAACGCCATCGAGCAGCTGGTGCAGTCCGCGCAGACCAGCGGGCAGGGTGGCCGCGACTCGGCCGTCGTGCAGCAAGGCATCAACCGGCTGAACCAGCAGGCCGAAACACAGCGCCAGCAGCTTTACTCGCAGGCGCTGAACCAGATCGTGTCGAGTGCGGTCTCGGAGCTCTCGGGCGGCAACCAGACGCTTGGCGCCATCGCGCAGATGCAGATGAGTCAGTCGGCGCAGGCGCGCCAGGCCGCGTCGCAGACGGCAGAGCTCGCGACGCTGCTCGGCGGTGACACAAGGCCGCCCGGGGGCGCTGGCGCGGCCGCCGGAGGGGGTTGACCGTGGCCGACCCGCTCGCCCCGGCGATCCAACAGCGCACGCAGTCGCTCGACGCGCAGGAAGCGCAAGCCGCGCGCCGACAGTCTGCGCTTGCCGAGACGCAGAAGACCGAAGCGGCCAGCTACGACAGCGAGGTGCGGCCGATCGAGGACGCGCTGTCGAAGTTGATGTCGGAGCCGCTGCCGCCGCCGCCCGACGCGCCGAAACTGCCACCGCCGCCCGACATCCGGCAGATGGTCAACCCGAAGGAGTACGAAGGCCTGTCCTTCGCGCTCATCGGCATGGCGCTGATCGGCGGGGCCGCGTCGCACGGTAACTGGCTGGGCGCCAGCAGCGCGCTCAACGGTGCGCTCAAGGGCCTGTACGAGGGCCAGCAGCAGAAGGCCAAGGACGAATTCGACCGCTACACGCGCGAGTTCAACGCAGCGAAGGCGCAGGCGGAAGAGTCCAACAAGGCCTACCAGACCGTGCTCGACAACCGCAAGTTGAGCATCAACGAGAAGCTGCAGCAGATCAAGATCCTCGCCGCGCAGCACGGTCGGGAGGACATCCGCGCCGCCGCCGAGCAAAAGAGCATAGACGCGCTGTACCGGCAGGTCGAAGCCGGCAGAACGCAGCTACTGAACACCGTGCAGCGCCACGAGGACGTGACGGCGCGCATCGATGCGCAGCGCGCTGCGCGGGTCGCGACCGGCGGCGAGACGCAAGGCCTGACGGACACCGGCCGGTGGCTCATCGAGGGCGCCGCCGCCGGCGGGAACCTGGACCCGCTGCGCATGGTGTCGCGGCGCTACGGCAGCCAGTTCGCGGTGGACATCTTCAACAAGCTCGGCGCGCAGATGGCCGCCGAGGGGCAGGACCCCCGCGAACTGAAGACGGCCACCATCACGGCTGCCGCAGACAAGACCGCGCTCACGCAGGCGACGAACCGGGTGGCGGCAGTAAGCCGGCTCGCAACGTCGGTCAGCACGCTGCAGTCGCGCGTCGTGGACCTCACCCGGCAGCTGAATGGCGCGGGGATCCCGCCAGCGAACGCCACGGTCAACTACGTGCGGTCGCGCTTCGGCGATGGCGCGCTGCAGGAACTCAAGACGCTGGCCGGCTCGGTGGGCCGCCAGTACGCCGAGGCGGTCACGATGCCCGGCAGCAACGCCCAGCTGCACGCCACCGCGCAGGAGTGGGCCAGCGGCATGATCAACGAGAACATGTCGATCGAGCAGCTGGCGGGCACGCTGCGCGCCATGAACGCCGAGATCAACGCCACGCACGACGCGCTGCAGAAGCAGGTGGACGACATCCACAAGCACATCGGCGGCGTCGGGGTGGCGGTGGCGCCGCCGACGGGCGCTGCGCCGGCTGCGGCGCCCGCGCCGGCGCCCGGCGCGCCAATGAGCCTGGACGACTACCTCAAGAAGCACGGCCACTGAGATGCCCCAGGTCAAGATGCCCGACGGCACGGTGGTCGAGATGCCCGACAACCCCGACCCGGCACTGGTCGCGCGGCTGCAGCGTTTCCAGGCAGCGCAGGGCGCCGGCGGCGCGCCGCCGTCGCCCCGGGGGGGTGGGGGGGGGGGGGGTGGTGGGGGTGGTGGGGGTGGTGGTGGTGGTGGTGGTGGTGACGTGCTCGGCTTCATTTCTGGCAACATCGGAAAAGGAGAGGCGGGGCTGGCCGGCATTCCGGTGGACACCGCGCTCAACGTCGCGGACCTGGTCAAGGCCGCTTACGGTGTTGCCAAGCACGAGATCACCGGCGGCGCACCGCCGGAGCTGACGGATCGAAGCGGGGTCGTCGGCTCGAGCGAGTGGATCATCAAGCAGGCGCAGCGCGCCGGCCTGATCACGCCGGCGGCCGAGCCGACGACGGCCGGCGGGCGGGTCGCCGCCGGCGCGCTGCAGGCGGTGCCATCGATCATGGGCGGCGGCGAGGCTTCCGTGGGGTCGCTGGCACGCCAGGCGGGTGCGGCTGCGGTGAGCGGAGGTCTGCCGCAGATCATCGAGCAGGCCGGCGGCTCGCCGAGTGAGCAGGTGCTCGGCAGCATGCTGCCCGGCATGGCCCACCAGGCGATGCCAGTCGGGAAGGAAGCACTGCGGCGCAAGATCGTCGGCGGCGCCGACGTGCGCGCCAACGTCGAGGAAGCACGCCGGGCGGGCATGCCCCGGCCGGACCCCGCTGCGGTGACCGGCAGCCGCATGCTGGGTGGCGCCGAGGGGACGCTGGCCAGGCTGCCGGGGGCGGGTAGCGTCATGGACGCGGCGGCCGAGCAGCGCGCCGCCGGCGTGCAGCGGCGCATCGGCGAGATCGCGCGCGAGATGTCCCCCGCCGGGCCGGTGAGCGCCGAGCGTGCGGGGCGCGCCATCACGCAGGGCGTCGAGGGTGCCGTCACGAACTTCCGCGCGCGGCAAGACCAGCTATACAAGAAGGTCGACGCGATGGTCGACCCGGCGTCGCCGATCGCGCTGAACAACTTCCGCGCCAAGATCCGCGAGTTCGCCAACCCGACCCCCGGCGCCGAGGCCACGAGTCGCTCGCTGGTCCCCGAGAAAGTGCGCGCGCTCTTCGAGGGCATTGAGACGGACCTCGCCGGTGTGCCGCCGCGACCGAAAGTCGACACGAGCGCGCCGGTACCGGCCGAGAGCGAGCCGATGCCGAAGCCGCCGCGCAGTGACCGCGCGGTGGAAGTTGCGCGGTACCAGCAGGAGATGCGCGCCAGGCAGCGCAAGATCGACCAGCAACGCGCCGAGCGCCAGAAAGCGGCCGAGGCCGCGGCGGCACCCGGCGAGCGCTCGCTCGACGTCACACGCCGGCGCGATGGCCACCTCGAGACCGTCGGCCGCAAGATCGCGGTGCAGGACATCGCACAGGAGGGCCGCGCGGCCAAGGACTCGTTGCCCTACCAGACCGTTGCGGGCATCCGCTCGCAGCTGGGCCGGTTGCTCGAGGACGGCATGCTCATGACCGACGCGCCGAAGTCGATGTACAAGGCGCTGTACCGCGCTCTGAGCGACGACGTGCGCGCCGCGCTGCCGCCGGACGCGAAGCAGGCATGGGAGCGGGCCTCGAGGTACACGCGCGCCGGACACGACCGCATCGAGACGGTCTACCAGCCGCTCGTCGACAAGCAGACCCCGGAGAAGGCGCTGCGCGCGGCGCTGTCGGGAACGCGCGAGGGCGCGAGCGCCTTGCGCAAGATCATGGGCGCGCTGACGCCCGACCAGCGCAACGCGGTGGCGTCGCACGTCATCGAGAACATGGGCCGCGCGTCGCCGAGCCAACAGACCGCGGAGGGCAATCGGTTCAGCATCGAGACCTTCCTCACGAACTACACCAAGCTCGATCCGGCGGCGCAGCGCGCGCTGCTGCCGCCGAGTGCGCGCAAAGACCTGGAGACGGTAGCGAGCGCTGTGTCGCGGCTGCGCGAGGCCGGGCGGGGCACCTACAACCCGTCGGGCACCGCGCGCGCGGTGACGCACGCGGGCTTCGCCGGCGCGGGGGTCACAGGGGTGCTCATTCCGCTGATGTCGGGGCACCTCGGCACCGCCGCGGCCACGGGCGGCGGCCTGGCGGCCGAGCTCGCGCTCAATCACACGGTGGCCCGGGCCATGACCAGCCCGGAGTTCATCCACTGGCTCGCCGAGGGCACGAAGGTGCCCCAGACCGATCGCGCGCGCTATGCCGCGCGCCTTGCGATCATCGCGAAGAACACCCGCGACCCGGAGACCGCGCAGGCGCTGCACGACATCAGCGGCGTGGTTGCCGGTCCCGACACAGCAGGAGGACAATGAACATGGCTGGCAGGCCGCCGAAAGTCGAATCCCCGAACGCGAAGATCGACAAGACGATCGACGCGATGATGGACAAGTTGAGCGGCGGCGAGGCAATCGCCCCCGATGTCGCGGTAAAGATCCTCAACACCGCGATCTCGTGGGAGAAGGTCAAGCACCAGATCAAGGACGCCGAGAACCCATTCAACCCGGACGATCTATGAACCTGAACGACGCCAACCAGGCCGCGAAGACAGAGCAGGTCATGCTCATCGTAAACATCGCGCTGCGCGTGCTTTCGCACCGCGCGCTGGCGGTCTTCACACTGGTGCTCAACGCCGGCGTGTGCTCGTGGGCGATGTACTCCGAAAGCTGGGTCCGGCTCGCCGGCGCCTTGCTCTTCGCCGTCACCAGCTGGTGCACCGTGAACCTCAAGCCACCGAAAGGGCTCGATCATGAATCGTGACATCTTCAACCGCGGCCCGCGCATGACGCACAAGTTCGGCGAGACCGAGCGTCGCAACGACCCGCTCGGCGCGCGCACGTTCGACCTGCCTCGCCCCACATTCCCGCGCCAGCGCTCGGCCCCGGTGACCGTGCACCAACACGGTGAGCACCGCTACTTCGACGCGCGCTCGCCAGTGCAGAAGCCCTCGGGCGGCCTGGCGTCGCTGAGCGGCCCGGCGCCAGACCTGCCGGGCATGGTGGCCGCGCCCATCCCGGTGAGCACCCGCCGGCGGCACAGCGGTGGAAAGAGGGGTTGACCATGAACGTCCCAGGCTACGACTCGACCGTCGTCGTCGCGAACACCGCCGGCGTCCTGCTCGGGGTTGTGGGCGCCGCCGCGGCGAGCGTCAACTCGGCCAAGATACTCGAGGGCCGACTGCGCTCCATCAGCGTCGGCTCCGACTCCACGGCGGTGACCATCACGGTCTACGACGCCTTGTCGGCGACAGGATCCCCGAGGTTTACGGCCGTTGTCCCGTCGGGGTGGAGCGAGTGTTTCATTCTCGACCTGCGGCTCGACACCGGGCTTTTCGTCGTCATCGCCGGGGGGACGACGCCGACCATCACGCTCGCCTACGTCTGAAACCCACACACCGACCGGAGAACACGAGTGCTCGTCAATGAGAGGAACACTCCAGCTATGGACCGACGCGAAGGCAGAACGCTGTCCAACGAGGAGATCGACGCGATCGCGGAGCGCGCCGCCGAGCTGGCGCTCGAGAAGGTCTACGCGGACATCGGCAAGTCCGTCGTGCGCCGCTTCCTGTGGATCGTCGGCGCGGCCGCGGTGGCTATCGCCGCGTGGGCGCACGGCGCCGGTTACATCAACCTGGTGCCACCAAAATGAATTTCGACGACGCATTCGCGCGCCTCACCGGTAATGAGGGGGGCTACGTCAACGACCCGAACGACCCTGGCGGTGAGACCAAGTTCGGCATCTCCAAGCGAGCCTACCCCGAGGAAGACATCGCGGGGCTGACGCTCGAGCGCGCAAAGTACCTGACGCAACGTGACTTCTGGGGCCCCGCCGGCTGCGACGCGCTGCCCGACGTGATGAAGTTCCAGATGCTCGACATGGCGTTCAACACCAGCGCACCCGGCCGGCCGGCGACGGCCATCAAGATGCTGCAGGAGGCCGCGGGCGCGGACATCGACGGCGTACTCGGGCCGCACACGCTCGCCGCGGTCAACTCGGCGGATCCGCAGCACGTGCTGCGCCGGTTGCAGGGGCTCCTCCTACGCTATTACACCGAGCTCGAGAACTGGCCCCGCTACGGCAAGGGCTGGGCCGGTCGGCTCGCCAGCAACATGATCGAGGTCTGACCCCATGCTCAACCTGCAACGCACGTTCGGCTCGCTCACCGGGCCCATTCCGACGAGCTATCTTGACGACAACTTCACCGCGCTGGCGAAGACTGTCGCCAACACGATCGCCGAACTGCGCACGCAGGTGAAGACCGGCGCGGGCGTGTGCTTCGTGCTCGGCTACTACGCTGCGGGGGACAGCGGCGGCGGCGCCTACCGGTACGATGCCAGCGACACCACCAGCTTAGACAATGGCGGCACGATCATCGTCGCCGCGGACGGCGGCCGGTGGAAACTCGTCGTGTTGGAGTCGGTGACCATCGCGCAATTCGGCGCCGTGGGCGACTACAACGGCACGACGGGCACCGACAACCTGGCGGCAATCCAGGCTGCGATCAACTGGGTCGCGTCCCTGGCAGTCAGCGGCGCCACAACCGGTGGGTTCCTGGACATCCCGGAAGGCCGTTTCTACGTCAGTGGTGCGCTCACCGCCGCCGCTTTCGTGACGCTGCGGGGCCAGGGCAAGAAGGCCAGCCAGATCATCTCGAACAGCGCGACCGACGCGATCAAGATGACCTCGCCGATCAATTCGTCGACGGCAGTCCACAACGGCCTGCGCGATCTCGGCATCATCATGAAGAACGGCGCCGCTACGGGCGGTTGCTATACCGATGTCGGTGGCACTTACGTCAACATCTCGGGGTGCTATTTCAGTGGCGGCAATTACGGGGTGATCTTCGACCAGACGGAAATAGCCACCATAGAAAAGAGCATCATCGAGAACCCAGTCACTGGTGGCGTGTGGCTTGTCAATGGTGCAGATCACACTCCTGGCGCCAACACCGGGTACACGAACAGAATAACGATCACTTGCAATCAGTTTAATGGTGGCGCTGCGGGATACGCCATCGTCGATGACGGTGGGGAAGTGCACTCGGTAGGTAATAACAATTTCAACGGCTTCGTGCAGCACTACCGGGGCGCGAATGTCCAGACAGCCGACATCTACGATAACGAGATGGAAGCGGCGACCGGGCCGAACATGACATTCCAGGCAACGACGCTGGCCGGGACGTCGGTGGGGGTGGGGTCGGCGCTCACCATTCGGGGAAATGCTGTCATCCCCACTGCGGCGCAAAACGCTCTGCGATTCATCCTGTGTGGGAGCGCGTTGCTCCTCGGCAATTCTTGGTCGTCGGCATTGAGCGCCGCGCCGGGTGTCGTCGTCACCAGCCTGGTGTTCCTGACGGCTATCGGGAATCGTAACTACTCCGGCGCGGTCTCGGGTTCTGCGACATACCAATACGTCAACGATCACTATTCCGGTAATGGGAGCGTCGCTCTCAACACCGGGTTGACGCTGGGCAATGCGGCCCCCGCCAGCACCGGCGTGGTGACTAATAAAGTCGTCAATAACTACGAAGAAGGCACTTTCACTCCTGCGTTCAGCGCAACAGGGTGCACTTTCAGCTACGCGGCGCAAATAGGTGTCTACACACGCATAGGCAATTTTGTATTCTTCAACCTGCGCATCGTCCTCAATGGCACCGGCAATACCTTGGGGAGCAACACGCTGACGATCACCGGGTTGCCGTATGTCGGCGCAGCCGGGGCGACGTACCTCCTCGAGGCTGCGACGTGGGAGAACATAGCCACCGCGCTCATCGGCTTGAGTGCCCAGATCTCCCCGTCGTCGGCCGCCCTTAGCCTGTTCAAGATGACCGCCGCGACGACGAGCGCGGGAGGGGCGCAGATGCTCGCGACTGACCTTAGCGCCACCGCGGGGTCGGTAATCCAGGTGGCAGGCAGCTACCAAGTCTGAACGGGGTGAGAGCGTGGACTGGAAAGACGTAGCGAAGAGCATTGCCGGGTACGCGCCGCTGCTGTCGGGCGTGCTGGCAGCCACCGGCGTCGGCGCGCCGATCGCGGCGGCGATCTCGGCCGCGGGTGCGCTCGTGTCGGGCGCGCTTGGCGTGCCCAACACCCCCGACGACGTGGCGCAGGCCTTGATCACCAACCCCGACGCGGCGGTCAAGATCAAGCAGATCGAAGCCGACCACGGGGAGCACCTGGCGCAGATCGCCGCGCAGCGCGAGGCCACGGAGTTCAACGCGCAGACCTCGGCACTGCAGACCGTCAACGCGACCATGCAGGTCGAGGACAAGACCCGGGTCTTCTCCTGGCGCGACTTCTGGGGCTACGTCAGCGGCGGCGCCTTCGCCTTCGTGGTCTTGATCGTCGGCTACCTGGTCGGCACCGCGGTCTATTACAACCGTCCCGAGCAGCTGGGGGCCATCCCCGCGATCGTCGGCGCCTTCAGCGTGCTCTTCGGCATCTCTGCGACCGTGCTGGGCGTGCAGAGCAGCATCCAGACGCACCATGAAGGCATGGCCGCGCGGATCGCGGCCGGGCAGGCTACGCAGTAGCGCGCAGGGACGCCATCAGCGCGTCCATCACCGAGGCCTTGCCCGCGTTGCGCGCCAGCACCGCCTCGTCCGCCGTGTTGTCGGCGATGATCGAGTAGACGAACACCGGGCGCTTGTAGCCAGACTGCATCTGGCGCAGCGGCCCGATGCGCTCGAGGATCTGCAGGTGCGCCTCCAGCTTCCACGTGAAGCCGAAGTACACCAGGATGTTGCCGCCATGCTGCAGGTTCAGGCCGTGCCCGGCGCTGTCGGGGTGTGCCACCAGGATCGGGATCTTGCCGGCGTTCCAGTCGTCCTCGTCCTTCTTGGTCTTCAGCCGACGGGCTTCGGGGAACGCCTTCAGGATCCGCTCGAGCTCGTGCACGTAGCTGTATGAGACCAGCACCGGCGCGCCGGCGGCTTCGTTGACGATGCTGCGCAGCGCGTCGATCTTCTCGTCGTGCGCCGGCGCCCACGAGCCGTCCTCGCGGTAGATCGCGCCACTGGCCAGCTGCAGCAGCTTCGTGCTCTTCGTCAGCGCGTTGACTGCGCGGATCGGGTCACCGCCCAGAAAGGCCAGCAGATCGCGCGCCATGCGCCGGTACTCGCGGCGCGCAGCCTCGGGTAGCTCGACGCGCACCTCGACGTGCACGGGCTCGTCGACGTGAAACCAGTCGGCGGCGCGGATCGACATCGTGGTCGGTCGCATGGCCGCTTCGATCTCGGCCTGCGTGTGCGCGAACGGCTGCGGTTTGGTGTGCTCACTGCCGCGCGGTGGCTTGTAGAACCAGCGCGACTCGAAAGACGAGAAGGACCGGCCGAGCGCGGCGCCACGGTCGACGAACCACTGTTGCCCCCACAAGTCCAGAAGGCCGTTTGGGCTCGGCGTGCCAGTGAGGTTGATCCATCGCTTCGTGCGGTCGGCCGTGGTGGCGAGCGCGCCGGCGCGCCGGCCGCCCTGCTTCAGCCGGAAGCTCTTCAGCCGTGTGCTCTCGTCGGCGATCACCGTGGTGAAGGGCCACCGCGACGCCGGGATCTGCTCGAGCAACCACTCGACGTTTTCATAGTTGATCGTGTGGATATGTGCGCGCCGCTTCAGCGCCGCCAGGCGCTGCACGGGGTCGCCGATGATCGGCGCAACGGTCAGTCCGGTGAGGTGCTCCCACTCTGCGGCCTCGTCGCTCCATGTCTTGCGCGCCACGCGCAGTGGCGCCAGCACGAGCGTGTTCTCCTGGCTGCGCAGTTCACTCACCAGCGTCTCGATGATGAGTGTCTTGCCTGCGCCCATCTGCGCGAAGAGGTTTGCGCGCGGGGTTCGGTGGAGGAAGTCCAGCGCTATGGGCTGAAACTGTCTGAACTCGACGGCCTTCATCCCGACCCCAGCACCGCGTCGACGCTGTCTGTCGAATCGAACACGAGCACGATCTCGCCGTGCGCGCGCATCTCGTCGTGCTCGAGCAGCTGCGTCAGTGTAGGGCGCTCGCCCGGGCGCTTCAACTCCACCCAGAAAGGCTCGGTGCCCGGTACCGCGATGCGCCAGTCGGGCGCGTCTCGGCGACCTTCCCAGCGCACTTTGCGCGCGAATCCGCCGAGCGCAGCCACGCGCCTGAGCATATGCGCTTTGACGTCGCGCTCTTTCATCGGGTCGCCGACTTTCGGAACATCGCCGTTCACGGTCACTCCTTTGCGTAGCGGTCCGTCTCGTGCGCAGCGACGGCCAGCGGCATGCCCGCGGCCCACGGCACGTGAGTCATGCACCATTGCAGATCCTCGGTCGCCGACGCGTAGTTGTCGTCGACCTCGGCGATGTCCTCGTCGTGCACGTGCAGCACGAGGGGTAGCTGGATGCTCTCGGCGTTGAGCATGCTTTCGGCCAGCAGGTCGCGGCACAGCCACTGCGTCACGTTCTCTGCCAGCTTCCCGCCATAGGTGCTCACATAGCCCCACGTGCGGGTGTACTGGTTTTGCCCGAGGTAGCGCAGCGTGCCGTTGGGCGCCACCTGTGCGCCGGGGTAGCTGATGAAGTCGCCGGCGGGTCCGCCGATGCGCACCCACGCGCCGACCTTGTCGATGCGCAGCAGGCCGATCTGCGCGCTGCGCACCGTGCCGCTGGCGACATGGGCAAACCCCTGCTCGAGATCGCCCCAGAACGCGACGATCTTCGGGTGCCGGCGGCGCCACATGCGCTTGAGCGCGTCGCAGACCCTGAACGTCATCTCGGGCAGCCCCAGCGTGCGCCGCTCGCGCACAGCCCACTCCCACATGCCCGCGGTCTCTTCGCGCACGTCCTCGGGCACCTTGGGCCATGCCGTGAGCACGAGCTCATCCAGGTCAACCTTGTAGGTCTCGGCCCCGGTGACGAATGCGCCAACGCCACCGCCATAGCCGAGCATCAGTTCCATGACCTTGCCGACCTGGCGCTCGACGCCGTCGTCGACGTCGTCAACGTCCACGTCGAACGCGGCAGCGTAGGCCACCTTGTACAGGTCGGGGCCGACGCCGGCGTCGAAGTCGCGGAAGGCCTGCAGTTTCCACTCCTCCCCGGCGAGCCAGGCCAACCCCCGGCCCTCTACGTTGGAGTAGTCACCAACCACCAGCTTCTTGCCGCGCGCGGGTACCACGCAGCCCCGGATGGCGCTCGCAGCGACCTCGGGGAGGGGGTAGGCGCAGGCGATGTCGAACACGCCGGCCTTGATCGAATGGATCGCGTTGGCGATGGTCTTCTTCAGCGCCGCGCCGCGCAGCTTGCCGACCGCCGGGCGCGGCAGGTTGTGCGGCTGGAACCTGTTGCCGGCCCACCGCTTCGTGCGCATCGCGCCACAGTAGGTCGTCGTGCCGCGCGCGCGGCCGTCATCGCAGGTGACGCGCCCGATCGTCGTGTACTTGCTGGTGCTGGTGCGCGAGGACTGCAGGCGCAGCGCCAGCAGGTTGCGCACCTCGTCGGGCAGGTCGGCGTCGCCGAGCCGGCGCTCGAGCGTCTCGGCCGCGAGGTCGGGCAGGTTGACGCCATGCTCGGACAGCAGGTGCCAGAGCAGCGCGTCACGCTGGCGTGCGCTCTTCACGCCCGCGCCGGTCTCTGGGTCATAGCCGGTGGCGTCCTGCACCTCCTCGTCGAGCCGGTCGCTCTCGCTCTTCAGCAATATCACAGCCTTGGCCGCAAAGTCGACATCGACGGCGAAGCCGCGGGCGTTGATGCGCTGGTCCGCGAGCCACACGGGATGGTCGAACGCGTCGTTCCACTTCGGGCACTTGCGGTGCACCTCGCGCATGGCAACGACGTCCAGGCCGCCGTACCGGACGAACCGGGCCCACTCGGCGGGGTGTGTCTGCTTGGTCGCCCACTTGCCGTCCTTCTGCGGCTTGCAGAAGAGAAGCACCAGCGCGCGGCCATCCTTCATCTTGGCCTTGTTGGCGTCGACCTTGAGAACCTCGCACAGCTTGTCCAGGCTGCCGGGAAGGCCGTGGCGGCGTGCCTGCGCCATCGTGCAGTACCAACGATCGAACCGGATGTCGACGCCATCGAGCGCGGTCTTCGCGGCGCGCGCGAACTCGTGATGCAGGATCGTCCGGTCGAACTCGGCGTTATGCGCGATGATGCGATCGGCCGCCACGAACGCGTCGAGAAACGCCGGGGTGATCTTCTCTTCGACGCGCACCTCGCCGTCGTCGATGGCCCATGAGTTGAGCATCACCGACGCGTGCGGCGCGTACCTGAAGACCCCGACCTGCGGCAGGCTGAGCAGGCTTCTCGTCTCGGTGTCCAGCCACAGGTCCACGCTCTACCGCTTCTCTTTCTTGTGCCTGGGCGCCCGGCCCGTCGCCAGCGACTTGCCGGTCTTTGCTTGCGCGATGCGCGCGGCCTTGGCCTTGTCGCCGGTCTCGCGCTTTATCGCCTGGTAGATCTCGTCCACCTTCGTGCCTTTGGGCATGATCATCTCCTGGCAGGTGGGGGCCGCTGGCGTCGCTTCGCCGAGCTTTCAAGGACTGTGCCAGGCCCCCGTTGACTTACACGAGCGGCTCGTCCTCGTCCTCGTCCTCGGTGCCGAGGTCCGGCACCTCGTCGGCGGTGGCCGGCGCGCCGCCGGCGAACGCGTCGCCATCGCGACGGAACTGCACCCAGCGCAGCGTCGCGTTGACACGCTTGCCCCACTGGTTGTCCTGCGCCCAGATCTCGACACTCGCGTCGACGTAACAGCCGCCGTAGGGCCTGCCGTCGGACTGCGCCAGCTGCGTGCGGTCGCGATCCACGACGAGCACCTTCGCATAGCTGCGCGCGCTCACGAAGTAATTGCCCTCGAAGCCCTCGTACTGGGCCTTGAGATCACCGTTGTGCAGCGCTACGGCGTCCTTGCCCCGCAACGCGCCCAGCACGGTCTTCGCCTTCGCCCCCCACTTCTCGGTGGCGACCTTGTCGATCATCTCGTTGATGGCGTCGACCTGCGGGTCGTCGGCCGCGATGAGGAAGGTCGCCGAGAAAGCGGGCTTGCCTTCTCCGTTGACCTGCTTCGCCTCGAAGAGTTGCGGGAACGCCAGGCGGACGTTCTTCAGATGGATCTGGTTCGTGCTCAAGGGTTTCTCCTGTAGTCGAGCGTTGGGGACCGTCTTGCCAGCGGGACCGCCGAAAAACAGCCGATGTTCCAGCTGGCGGCGGGGTGTTCTCTTCTCACAGCAAGTCCCTCGCGTCGTAGCTCTCGCCGTCGAACCGCGACGACGCGTAGGCCGGGCGGGGGTCGCTGACGGGCACCACGCTGGCCTTTCCAGGGGCTTGCGTGATGAGCACCTGCAGCTGCTCCCAGATCGTGCTGTAGTCCTTCTTGATCCTCTTCTCGATGTCGGCCGGCGAGCGCAGTTCGGGCAGCGTCATGACGAGCTCGCGCGGGACGTGGCCGGACATCAGCACCGGCAGGACGGCGTCCTGCGACAGCCACTGGCGCGCGCCAGCGCGGCCTTCGACCAGCTTGAAGCCGTCGACGGCTTCGCCGTTCACCAGCAGCTGCTCGACCTTGGCGCGCACGTACTTGCACCAGGCCTCGATCTCAGGCACGCGGCGCATGAAGACCGGCAGCAGCGCAGCGAAATCCTTCGGCGAGCCGACGAACGACACCTCATCGATCGGCGTGATGCCCTCCTGCGTCAGGTCCTGCATCTCACCGTAGACCGTGTCGTGCACCTGCTTGACCTTCGCCGGGCACTTGTGCTGCGCCTTGCAGAACCGGCATCCCTTCTCGCTCACCTGCAGGTGCCCGATCGCGGTGGCCGGGCCGTCGGCGAGGATCGCGAGCGCCTCCTGCGCGCGGGCCATCACCTCTTGCCCGAAGGCCTCGAGCTCCGGGATCGTTCGCGTGACCGTCGTCGGCTCGGTGCGCAGCCGGGGCTGGACGATGGTCGTGTGCACGGTGCTGAAGTCGTCCATCAACCCGTACTTGGCGAGCGCGGCGAGCGCGTAGATCGGCAGCTGCCGCGTCTCGTCGTCGACCTCGACACCCCTGCCGTACTTCAGGTCGATGACGTGCATCTCGGCGTGGGTGGGGTAGCGCATGAGGAGCACGCAGTCGGCCGTGCCCGTCGCGCCACGCTCGCCGGTGACGTCCTGCAGCGGCAGCTTCTGCTCGACGAGGATGTCGACCTGGGCGCCGGCGCCGCGCGCCGCCTGCGCCTGTTGGAACACGAACTCCACGTAGATGCGCAGCGCAGCGTGCATGTCGACATCGGACAGCAACTCGGCCGGCGCTTGCTTGCCGGTGAGCCACTGCGCGGCCAGGTCGTGCGCTCGCGTGCCCTCCTCGGCCGCGTCGCTGGTGGTGTCGGGTTCATCCGCCTCCATCGCGACGGAGCCGGTGCAGACCATCCAGCGATCGGCGGACGACGGCGCGCACAGCGCATGCAGTCGCACGGGCGCGTTCACTCGAGCGCCTCACGAAAAAGCCGCGTGGCTTCCCCGATCTTCTCGGGGGCCTTCTCCTTGAGCTCGCGACCGCTCGCGAACCCCAGCTTTGCGAACAGCGCGACCGCGGCGCTGCGGCCTCGCTTCTCGGCCACCGCGTTGACCGCCGCGGAGAGGTCCTCGTAGGTCGCCTCCGGCGGCGTGGCGAGGTCGGGCTCGGCCTTCGCCTTCACAGCGGCGGGGGGCGGCGCCGGGACGGGGGGTGCGGTGGCGGCGACGGCGGCGGCGGCGGCGGCCCCCAACGGCGCGGGCGGCGGCGCGGTGGTCGCCTTGGGCGGCCGGCCGGGCGGGCGCTTGTCGGCCGGCGGCGCGACCGGCACGATGGGCGCGGGCGGCGCGCGGTAGGCGGACGCCAGGTGCTGCAGCGCGTCGGTGTTCGCCGTGATTGCGTCGACGAGCGACGCCAGCTTGTCTTCCAGGGACATGTGCTCTCCTTGAGCGGTTGGGGGTTGGTCAACGGCGCTTGCAGTATTTATCTCCAGATATACACTTGTCAAGCCTTCCCCCACCAATGTGACAACCAAATGCTAAACCTCAGCACCCGAAAGAAGCGCACGGCGCTGGAGCGGGCTTACCGCGTGCGAGTGACGAATGCGCGCTTGCTGTTGAAGTCCTACCGTAGCAAAGCAGACTTCGCGCGAGCGCTCGGCGTGTCGGCCGCGTTCGTCGGCCACATCTGCGGCGACAACCCGATCCGCGCGATCGGCGAGCGCCTGGCGCGGGACATCGAGCAGAAGCTCGGCCTGACCCCGGGGTGGTTGGACCAGATCCATTGAGGGGTCTGTGACCATGCGAGAAGTACACCCCGGCGCGACGCGCGCGGAGTGGGATCACTGGTCGCTGGTGTTGGGCATGACTGCCGACATGCTGCCCGTGGTCTCGCGCGCGGACGCGAAGATCTCACCTCTCTCGACACTGAAGACCGTGGGCAAGGTGCCCAGCCGCTACGACGCTGACGGCCGCGTCGTGGGGATCGCCAGGTGGACCGCCATTCACGCCACCGACGCACAGGTGGCAAGCTGGAGCAAAAACCATGACTACGGGATCAGTCTGCAGACACGACATGTCCGAGCAATCGACATCGACGTTGACGATCTTGCCGTGGCCGAGCGGGTCCGGGCTACCGTCGCTCGAGTGCTGGGTGTGCGGCTGCCTGCTCGCGCCCGGGCTGGCGTGGGACGTGTCGCTCTCGCGGCATGGTGTGAGGGTGAACTCTCCAAGCAGGTGGCTCGCGTTGCGGGCGGCGCAGTCGAGCTCCTCGCCGACGGGCAGCAATTCATCGTCGCCGGCGCCCACCCGAGCGGATCCCGATACTTCTGGGAGGGGGGCCTGCCGATCGAGTTCCCCGTCGTCACCGCGGAGCAGTTGCGCGAGTGCCTCGCCGCCGTCGCGCGCGAGCTCGGCGGCGCCGTCGACGCCGATGGTGCAGGCGGCGGACGACGTGGCGCAGTGGGCCGAAGAGGTGCACCGCAAGGCGCAGGAACTGGCACATCTGATGGACATGGACCGCTGGCTTCGGACCCAGTAGTCGCCTGGCTCGATCGCCGGGGGTGGCTGCGCGGCGAGGGCCGCAGCGGCGAGGCCCGGGTGTGGTGCCCGTGGGGTGACGAGCACACGGGCGACTCGGGTGAGACGGAAGCCGTGTGGTGGCCCGCAGGCACGGGCGGCTACCTGGCGGGCCACTTCAAGTGCCTGCACGCGCACTGCGCGAAGCGGACCGACGAGCAATTCCTCAACGCAGTCGGCTGGTACCTGGCGGCCACCGACGAGATACCGGAGATCGATGATGCTGACGACGAGCTGTGTGAACGCGGCCGACGTACCGGCGGGGCTCGCCCTCGCGGTGGCGCTGGCGCTGGCGGCGGTGCTGGGGCTGGTGCTGTTGGCGCTGCTGGTGGCGGTGCTGGAGGGGCTGGTGGACGTGGGGTTGCGGCTGCTGTCGGACCTGGCGCACCGGTGGCGGCAGCGCCGGGGGGTGGCAGCGCCGCGGCAGTCCCTGCGCTGGTGGCAGCGCCGGAGGTAGGTGGCGGGGACGGCGATGGCGGCGCCGGAGGGGGCGGCGATGGCGGCGCCGGAGGGGGCGGCGATGGCGGCGCCGGCGGGGGCGGCGATGGCGGCGACGTGATCCCCGACGACCCGACGGCCGAGTGGTCGTCGCCGGTTGCGGGGCGCGCGCTGGCGCGCACGCGCAAGGGCTGGGCCGCGACGGTGCGCAACGTCGCGCGCGCGGTGGCCACGCGGGGCTGGTGGCGGCGGCTGGGCTACGACGCTTTCCGCGACGAGATCATGTGGTGCGACTGGCAGGGGCCGATGGCCGGACAGTGGATCTCCTGGACCGACGAGGACTACACGCGCTGCAGGATCCAGTTGGAGGCCGACGGCTTCGAGCCGGTGGGTCGCGAGCTGATCCGCGACGCCATCAGCCTGGTGGTGCGCGACCGCGTGTTCGACTCGGCGCAGCTGTGGCTCAACCGGCTGCGGTGGGACGGCCGGCCGCGCGTCGACGCGTTCTTCGAGCGCTACTGCAGCGCCGAGCCAGGGAAGTACTCGCGCGCGGTCGGCGCTTACCTGTGGACGGCGCTGGCCGGGCGGGTCCTGGTACCGGGGTGCAAGGCCGACATGGTGCCGATCCTGGTGGGCGCGCAGGGGGTGGGCAAGACCACGCTGGTCGCCGCGCTCGCGCCGTCGCGAGAGTTCACGGTGACGATCGACCTGTCGCAAAGAGACGCGGACCTCGCGCGGCGCTTGCGCGGCAGGCTGGTGGTCGAGATCGCGGAACTGCGGGGCCTGCACACACGGGACCGGCAGGCGATCAATGACTTCGTCACCGCGCAGGACGACACATGGACGCCGAAGTACCGCGAGATCGCCACGCGCATGTTGCGCCGGTTCGTGATGGTCGGCACGACCAACGACGAGCAGTTCCTCGCCGACGAGACGGGAAACCGCCGGTGGCTGCCGTTGCACGTCGGTACGGTGGACGTGGCCGCGGTGCAGGAGGACCTCGAGCAACTGTGGGCCGAGGCGGCGGACAGGTTCGTGATGAATGGCGTCGAGTGGCAGCTCGCGCAGGACCTGGCACGGCTCGAACACGGTCAGTTCTTGCTCGACGACTCTTGGTCGGAGGTCATCGCGGCATGGGTCGAAACCGCAGCGGAAGGGGAGTTATCCACAGGTGGCGGGCCGGCGGCGGAGCGGACGTGGGGCGCTTTGGGGTTCACGTCGCGCGAGGCGCTGGTTTTCGGTCTGGGGGTGGCACCAACCTCGCTGAACAGGGCTGCGGAAATGAAGGTTGGTGCCACTTTGAGGGGTCTGGGGTTTTCGCAGAGACGCGGATCGAGGAAAGCGGGCCGAAAAACCCTCAGAGTTTGGTGCAGGACGGACGACACGGAGTGAAGTGGCACCGACCAGGTTGGTGCCGGCACCAACCTTTTTTTGAGGTTGGTGCCACCTTTTTTGTGTTCTAGATCAACAACTTAGGCCCGGTGGCACCAACCTTACCAACCTCTCTATATATGGAAGCTGGAGAACAGGGGAGGGGGCCGTAAAATAATGGTAATTAATTAGGGATTGTTACATATAGTAACCCTCCTGGGTAAAGTCTTGGAAGTAGGTTGGTGCCGGGGTAGGTTGGTGCCACCCCGCTCGCGCGGCAGGCCCGGTGGTCGAACGCGGCGGCGCCGAGGTTCGGCGGGGAAAAATAAAAGCGGCGCGTTACATGGAAGTTATCCACAGGCGCTGGCAGCCAGGCGCTGGCAGCCAGGCGCTGGCAGCCAGGCGCTGGCAGCCAGGCGCTGGCAGCCAGGCGCTGGCAGCCAGGCGCTGGCAGCCAGGCGCCGGCAGCCAGGCGCTGGCAGCCAGGCGCCGGCAGCCAGGCGCTGGCAGCCAGGCGCTGGCAGCCAGG